CGATGCCAAGGGCATCCTTGAGGAAGTATCGTGTGCCGATTTCTCCATAGAGGTCGGGGCCGTACCAGTAGTTCCATTCGTCCATGGCGATTCGGATGTCTTTGCCCTTGAGGGTATCGATCTTCTTGCGGTACTCGCGATGGGCATGGGCGATGCGGCGAACGTTGTCTGGGATCTGGCGAACATGCTCGATGAGGTCCTTCTTCTCATGGCAATAGAAGTGCTCGCTCATCAGGTCCATATGATTTGCGCAGTGTCTGAGGGTGGTTTCGCTCCAGGGACCGACGGCTCCGACGGCCACGCACTTGATCGAGGGGTCGATGGTCCGCATCGCGTCGACGAAGGTGTTGTGTTTCTGGACGTATTTTTCGAGCGGCATGTGTCCGAGTTGCCAGTTGCCATACATCTCGTTTCCGATGCCCCAGTAGCGGACTTTGTAGGGTTCGGTGTGGCCGTTCTTGGCACGCAGGGATCCCATGGGCGTGTCGGAAGGTCCGTTGGCGTACTGAACCATCTCCGTGGCGAGTGTGACATTGCCCAAGCCCGTATTGACGACCACAAGCGGTTCGGTGGCGATCTCGCGGCAGAAGAGCATGTACTCGTCGATACCGAAATCGTTGTGCTCGACACCCTTCCAGGCAGGATTCTTCCGTGGCGGACGTCGATCGGGATCACCGATGCCGTCCTTCCAGTTGTATCCGCTGACGAAGTTCCCGCCCGGCCAGCGGTAGATCGGGGCGTTGAGTTCCTTGAGGAGCTTGAGGGTGTCGGCCCTCATGCCGTGGATGTTGTCGGCTGGCATGAGGGAGACGGTTCCGACACGGAAGTTCCCCTTTCCGCGACCGACGATTTCGATGCGGGCGTTGTTGCAGTCAGAACCGGCCGTGAAGTTGAGGGGGGTCTTGGCGAATTCCGGGGTCAGCGTATCGATGGTGATGGTCTGACGGTTGGAGGAGTCGTTCCCCCAGATCAAGCTGACAAGAACCGGTGCGGCGGACGGATCGCCCGCCAGCACGATGCGGCCCACGTATCGGCGGTCCTTAAGCAGCGCCAGGGCGCCCTGGGTGATGCCTGCCGGCGAGCCTTCGCTCGATAGTGTGATTTGCGGGGTGTGGGCACCGACGTAGGCATTGTCTTTGACCATGCTGACAGCGGCGTTGCCGCCGAGGGTCTTCCAGGGTGATTCCTTTGCGGCGACTGCGTAGAAGAACTTACGGTCTTCGAGCATTTCAGCCCAGATGCCGCCGTAGATACACCAGCCGAGGTGTTCGATGAACTGGCCGTAGATGTAGGGTGAAATGGGCTCGGCGGTCTTGGCCGTGTTGATCTGGACCGTGACTGGGCCCGCTTGCTGGGCCAGGGCATTCACCGTGCAGAGTGAGACGAGGCAAAGGACGGACGTGCAGAGGATTCCAGTGTGAAGGGCCATGGCGAGCGTGCCTCCTGTCGGGTTCTGGCTGCGTCGGATCTGATGAACGCGGCATGAGGATACCCTCGACGGTCGGAGCGGTCCAGATCGAACTGACGGTGGCGTGGAGGCGAGGGAGAACGTATTATAGACCGGCAGGTCGAACCATGGCGCCGATATCTGTCGTGATAGGGCTGGACTTATCCTGGCTTTGGCGACATGATGGTAGCACTTGGGTCGAACGAGGTATCCGTATCACAGGAGGATGTCTACGTGAGCGAACCGGTCATGAAGTTGGAATATGAGCATGGAATGGATGCCGATGCGAGCAGGAAGCACCTTGCCGAGAAGGCGGCATCACAGGAATACAGCCTTGCGGGGAATAAGGTGAACCTGGGGTGGGATGGTGACAAGGCCACGGTTTCGGTGGCGGGTGCCAAGGGGTACATCGAGTTCCTCGACAAGAAGGCCGTACTGACGGTTACGGACCTTCCGCTGTTGTTCCGACCGATGAAGGCCATGATCGAAGGCCAGATTCGCGCCCTGATGAAGAAGATCTACACGTCCTGACGACGTACGCGATCACAGACGGGTGGAATTTCCAAGAGCCCGAACCAGAGGCGAGAGGCTGTTGTGGACTGTTATGTACAAGTCCGACGGGCTCAGGCCTGAGGTTCGGGCTCTGCCTTTATGTCTTGCCGCTCAGTTCTGCCGATACCCGGACGCGGCCGGGCGGAAGCGACTTTACTTCGTCAGGTCCAGCTTCGCGGGCTGAGCCTTGCCGATGGGGAAAGGACAGCCGGTCCATTCCGGGGTGACGGTGACGGTGCCTTTGACGCTTTTGGGTACTCGCCACGAGTAACGACACCCCCATTTTATGCTTGCAATCAAACCCTTTTGACATTATTGTTGACATCTAGTCTGGTCGATCCGACCAGTACAACAAACAGTATAGTAGCTGTTAGGAGACAACGCAATGGCTGACTATCACACACAGTCAAAAAGAGGTAGACCGACTAAGTATGTCAAGAACGAAAACGGCATAGAGATAGCGGGGTTATCATATCACACAGCAACCAAACGTTTCTATGTGACACACTCAAAACCAAGGCACTATCTCAAGAGCAGACAACTAGACAAAGCGATAGCAGAATATCACGAGATAGTGGCAGAGCAAAACGGTAGCAGTCTAGCTGCTACAGATACGTTTGTGACTGTTGATAAAAATATACAGTCTCTGCTAGCGAACAGCCAACCAACAGACCCAAACAGACTAGCGATAGAATGTATCGGTGTCAATCCCTGTGTAATAGAGTCTGCTACGAAAATGATGCAACAGTACAAAACTGCTATTACTCCAAAGGAATCAGCAACGATTGACCCAACTAGCAGAGCAATCATGCAAACATGGATTGACAAGCTTGAACCCCGTATAGTACTAGACCCTGTCGGTTTTTGGTCTAGACTCAGAACACTATTGCTAGACCACATGGAAACCGTAGCAGTCCAGACCGATTTACCATGGCTCCGAAATATCAAGGAATACAAATCAACAGCAACAGACTACACCATTGACAGCGTAGCACATGTATTTTTTGCCAGAACACTGATGGACAAACGTATAGAAAACGGCAGAAGACAGTGGGCAGAATTCAGGCAGATAGTCCCTAGCAAAATGGTGTCTGAGTTAGACGATACCCACTTCGAGAAATACAGAGACGAGTGTATCAAAATACACAAAGAGAAAAAGTTTTCTCCGTACTGGTTGCTAGACCGCTTTGCTACTATCAGACAGGTTTTTCAATATGCCTATCGTAACGGTTTCCGTGGCGATTACATCAAGCGAGCAATTGAAGGAACACGAGTATTGACTAAACCCGACTATGTGAAAGTCGAAACTAAGCCGTACTGTGTTACTAAAGAGGAATTAGATACACTGCTAGCAGCGTGCGAAAGTCCCCTTGATACTCTGATAGTTATGATGGGGTTAAACTGTGGATACATACCTGTAGACTTCTCCCATCTGCTCAAGTCCTCAATTGATTTGCAACGTGGTACACTCTCAGAGAGACGACACAAAACGAGTCTAGTTAGGACTGCTATGCTTCTGCCTCAGACGATAGCAGCGATACAAGCGTTTATGGCAAGCACTCCAAAAAACCGTAGTGATTATCTGGTAGTAACTCAGTACGGTACACCGATAACTCGCTCTGCGGTTAACTGTCAATTCAACAGATTGAAGAGACGAGCAAAACTAAAACACGTCTGTATGAAACACTTGCGGTCTAGTCTGAAAACGACAGCGTCAGATGCAGAGGTATACAGAAGCAAAATAAACGTGGCTATGGGGCACAGTTGTAGCGATAGCAACTACGACAATAACTATCTCGCGAGACATCCTGAATATACTGCTCCAGTCGCTGCTGCTATCAAGGCAAAGTATTTCAGTTAACTATTGTTTCTTCTGTAAGATTCCAGTAGGTAGCAAACACAAAACGAAATTGCAAAAGTGTGAAATATACTGGGCTCGTGTATTGCGTGTATTGTTGCACTAACTAGTATTCCGATAATGGCATAATTCCATGTGTTTGTTTTTGGTGGGGCTGTTGGTGGGGTTGTTGGTGGCTGTTGTTCGCGGAGTTGATATTTCTCTACAGCTTCAATTAGTTTGTCGTCTAATCGTGTCTGCATGATGGTAGTCTCCTCTCCCAGTCGACTACCAGAAACCACAGAGGATTGCAAGAGAAATAATTAAGCATATAGTATGTCTGTCTTATCCTATTCTAACCTTACGTTTCTGTGGCTCTTGGGTGTCACTGGACACCCCCAAAGGGTCAAACAATTGCTCCAGGGACTCAACAGAGAAGAATTCATCACTGTTGCTATTAGTCACTGTCGTGCTATAGTCTTTGTCTCTGTTCGTCTCTCCTTCCTTTTCCTCTTCTCTTTTCTGTTCCACCCCTTCCCCTTTTGCTCGCAGAATGCGACGTCCTTCGTCTTTCACTTTAATTAAGTCAATTCTAACTCTCTCTAGTATCTCATCAGAAAGTGCATACTTTCGGCACTTTCCTAGACCGTTATCATGTCCCCCGTTACGGAAAAAGCTTTTATGCGTCATATATATGACGTCAGTATCTTTCTGCTCTTCTCCGCAGAGAAGAAAATACCTATCCCTAATTCGTTGCCAAGTTCGTTCACCAAACACTGTAATCACATATTGGGTTGCAAAATAGCCGTCTTGAGTCTCCAGTGATTTTAGCACTAGCCTTAATGGGTTTCGGTCTCTCTCTGGCACTCCTACTAAATTGTTAATGTGTTTTATCATCAAATCTATACGAGTGAAATCATAACTCCCTGTTGTTGGTTTGAATCTTGGTGCCATATAGTTTAGTATCTGCTGTGATAAACGCTCAAGTGCTTTCCTATTTGTTCTCTTACTGCTATTCTCGTTTAATGCGTTATAAGCACCACTAATGATTTGCTCTTGTGTCAGTGTTTCAATGTGTCCATTAACAGACCGCAGTAACTCACTGTGATATGTTAGCATATCCTGGAACGTATCGAAGTCCTTCGATGTTTCTGTCTGTTGCTTTGGTTGTGATGTCTTTGTCTGCTTAACAGCTATCGCTGTCGTATCAACGTTGTTTGTATCAGTCTCTGTTTCAACTGTGTCAATACCAATTCTGTCTAACAGTTTTGATACGTTTGTCTTTCCAACAGTTTCAAACGCTGTCAATACACTTCGCAACGTCTGCTCTCTGTCTTTTGTTTGCTCGTTACCAACGAGCCCCATATATGATTGACCCGGTAACCGTGTCAATCGGTGATTGTCTTTTAGAAGGTTTTCACATATAGGGCTCAATTGCAGATGTGTGTGCATGCGTTTTTCCAGCCGCCTAATTTCCGCAACTGACAGAGGACTATCGAGAACAAAGAATACCATTAGGTTTTGTCGGTGTACATTATCAGCCCCAAACCTTCCAGGGGTATGACACCAGATTAAAAATTCTTTTCCAAAGAAGTCAGACAATTTTGAAAAATCTTCATTTGCTTGCTCTTGACACAGAATACGATTGTCTTCTGTGTCACTGTGATAAACATCTATCTCGAAACCACCCCACTGTAATAGCGTTGTGTCTCCGTATGTGGTTAGCAGATAGTGCGGGGTGTAGTCTCGTGTCTCTCCTCGATATTTCGTTGTCTTGCCGTAAATGCTAAACAGTAATTGCTTGCTATCTAACTGTTTGATAGGAAAGGACTTAATCACTTTGCCGCTTTTGGAAACCTTCGGATTGTTAAACAATATATAGCCGCGCTCTCTATCCTCATTTTTGCAATTGCGCCTTAGTTGACTCTCTCCAGTGTTTAATACTTTCCCCTCTATGCTTTGACTTACACTGTAATTCATTCTATCGCAAGGGTTTATAAACAAGTCAAAATAAGAGGAATTTATGAAGTCAGACGCTAGAGCGTCTGGTATTGGTTGGGTCTGTGAGAAAAAAGATGGAGGGGGCAATGGATACGGGTTAGAAAGCGATAGGGTTGCCAAACCCCCTCCGGTATGTAATTGGTTTGTTTTTGTTTCGTTCTGTTCCATTGCAACACTATAGCTTTCTAACAGTATTATAGTACATTTCTTTCAGTCGCATATCCTTCTTTTTTCTTTTCACTTTTCTACACAATTACAGTTTTAGTTTGGCTCGCTAATATGTCACGCCATATCGCACGCTCTGTTTCTGAAAAATATAGTGGTCTAACTATCTGATCGGCCCTCTCCTCTGGCAATAAAAATCCTTTTGACGTCCCCTCAGAATTTAGTTTCTCCTCCCACCCACCACATAAAGATTGGTCGACTAGTTGTGTCGTTTTGAATTTCCACAGTTGAAATGAATTACCCTGATAGTACCAAGGCATTTTAGTCTGGAAGATTCCGCCAGACGTCCAACTATTAGCGTATTCTCTGCGCGTTGACACTTCAATAAATAGCCGTCTAGTAGTTTCTGAAATTCCGTCGTATTTGATTTCAACTCCGCTGACTCCCTCTCCGTAACGATACTGAAATTCTAACGTACAGAATTGGCTTATAGTTTCTATTCCTCTCTGATGTAGGACCAGAGTCAGCCAGTCGGCATATAGCGCGCCCAGCTTTAAATCCTGTTTTTCTTTCTCTGTCAATATCTGAGTGTTAACAAAAATGGGCGTTACCATGGTCGGTCCTCCCATGGCCTGCCCTCCCTAAACCCTAACTCGGTCAGTACTCGCGAGACTGGCCGAGTTGTTACCTCGGCCATCCACGCGGACACCCAACCGACGTTGTCGTATGACACACCGTCAAATGTGTTTATTTTTATCCCTGCCGACAGTGGACAACTGGCTGGCGTTTTTTGGTATTTCGCCCACACGGCTATCTGATACTCGGCAGAGTGATCCAGGAAAAAATTCCAGTGCCAATGTCGACTGTAGAGACTACACGCGTCTCTGAGTTTTTCTATGTGTGTGTTACACTCCTCACAGACAGTCACGTCGCTATCGTTTATTGCAGTGGGAAATTTTGAACCAGCGTATACACGCGAACACAATTCACAGTATCTAATTCCGCTCAACATTCGATTAGTCCTTCTAGTTTTTCTGTGTCAACGGAAGCAAGGAAATTGATAGGTAACGATTCCTTGCCGTGTTGTAGAATGTATTGGTGTCCTGGAAGCATAGGCGGATAGAAAAAATATTTGTGTTTCCTGTCTGCTTTACTGTTGCACAACTCGCAGTGTCTAATTCCGTTTAGCATACAATTCTCTCCTAACAGAAAAACCCATCGCCCTCGGTCTGATAGTCCCGAGAGCAATGGGCTTTGATGGTTTTGTATTTAGCGCTATCAGTCGCTTTGTTCTGTGTTACTTGTGTAACACTATAAAATTCTACTTTTTCAGACTCTCTGCTTTTTTTAGTCTCTGTCAGTCACACTTCTACGCACTCTCTATTTGTCGTAAACTATGCTTTTGCCAATAGTTACAGACGAGATAAAAATCTCAAAAAAATTCTTGACTTATACAGCATTTCTGCCGTTGACACAGAATTAGAAAGCGATAGATAATATCGCAATCACTCACTCCTACCTTAGACTAATCTAGCAGCGAGTCTAGGACAGACAACTATTTTGCATTGTCTTTCAAATCCTCTTTTGTTTCCAGAATCAATTGCGTTTAGCGCAGAATTGATAGACGCTCCAGCGTCTGCAAATATTTTCAAATAGTCAGCAGAAAAAAGAAGGACTATCTAGTGCTACGAAAGTACTATAATAATGTTAGACAGAGGGAACACAGTTGCAAACAATAGACGTGATTGCCATACTCAAAAATAGCACGCTCGCAATAGTGCCAGCACGTGCGGGTAGTACGAGAGTCAAAGACAAAAACCTAAAGCCAATAGATGATAAACCGTTATTCTTGTACTCTGTAGAATCCGCTCTATTACACATAGACCCGAAGAATATAGTAGTCTCGTCTGACAGCATGAACATACTGAGATTAGCAGAGCATGCTGGAGTAGTCGCACAGTACCGACCAGAGTGCTACAGCACGAGCACAGCGAGTACAGACAGCGTACTCTATTATGTTCTCTCTGCTATACCAGAGGCACACAGACAGAGCATACAATACATCCTCTGTTTTCCGCCAAGTAATCCAGTCAGATACAGCGACATGATTCCGCGCCTCATGTCGCAATTTATCAAAGAAAACACAAACAGCATAATCAGTGTCTGGCGTACACACCCCTTTGGATTTACGAAGTTAGACGGAAAAATACTACCGAACTACGACACGGTTGACTGTCCGCGCACTCAAGACGTACCACCATACTACCACGTCAACGCAACGTTACACGGCTGCAAAAGAGAATACCTTGAAAAAACCACCGTATCCGTTGACTATCAAAGTCTATCACTGTATGAGTGTTCGTACGCTGAAGCAATCGACATAGACACTGTCCAAGATTTCAGAGAAGCAGAGACAATACTGTCTGGCAAAGTTAAGCAGAATATGGGGATACAATGAACACTTACAACTACATAAGAGAATATGTGGACAGCGACAACTACGAAAGATTCCTTGGCATCGATCCAGCGTCATACAAGAATATAGGGTGGGGTCTCGTTGTGCATGACTCGCGAGACCACAGTATCAAACAAGTGTTTGGCGAGACATACACCACAGCGAGTAATTCATTCGGTCCAGAAAGCGCTTGGGAATTGTCTGTTTTCCTAGATGCAATTATACAAGCGTCCAAACCGCACGCGATTATCATAGAGAGGACTATACAATTCGCTGGCAATAGTTTTGTCGCTGGACAAACTAACGCCACGATTGGAGTGATACTCTCTGTCGCTGGACGCTATTGTATTCCGTGTCAGTGGGTATTACCGACACATGTCAAAAAGATTTTGACAGGAAAAGGGAAAGCCAGCAAAAACGCAATAGCAGCAGCAGTGAAGTATCAGCTAAACGGCACAAATCAACTGAGTGACACAGAGGAGCATACATACGACGCTGTTGCATCGGTGTTAACGTGGCTAATAGACAACGAAATACTCTCGTTGAAAGACATTATTCCGAACAAGAGACAGAGACAGAAGAAAAATAAGGATCAGTAATGGACACAGAGAGAAGAGACAGAAACGCAGGAGCGCTGCTAGCACTAGCGATTATTGTAGTCGTTTGTTCTATTGCGTTCTATCTGTCCTCTGGTTGTGTCTCGTTTAACACGTTCAATTACTACCGACAGCAACCAACACAGAGCACGACACAACCAACGCAAATAGAGACGACAGAGCAGAACATACAGATACCGACTTCCGTAGTTACTGATACGGTTAACTGGATTATAGGCGTTTTTAAAAAGTAGGAGAATAGATAATGAGTGAAACAGTAGCAACTGCAACAGTAGTACAACAGAGAAAACTAGATGAGTGGCTTGCATACATAGCAGACAATGCTCCAGGTATTTTTGCCTCTCTGGTAGACATCACCGCTAGATTTCTCAGAGAGCAAACAGAGGCACCAACACTATCTAATGGTGGTGCTATTGGTCCTCTGGACGTCGCACGAGCAGAGCGAGAGGGCTACCAACTGACTACCAGAGGTATTAGTGATGAGGACTTGCAAGCGATCAGAGAGAGTTTTGCCAAGGGCATTGTGTCTGTCAAAGCACAAGAGTTTCTAAAAGGGTTTATCACTGGTCTTATGGTTGCACCATAGAGAGGATAACACAATGAACATGAAACACATACTATCTATTGCAGTAGTTGCGAGGACTTGGGAAAAGCAAAGAAAGAACATGACAAAATATTTCACAATAATGCTGATAAAAAAGAAGGACTAATTTTTTCTAACACCGAATAGTAATCAGAGGAGATACTTATATGGGAAAGCCACAGCAAAAAATTGACAACAGTACACAAAAGAGTTTACCACGAGAGCCAAAGAGATTACCAGTAGTGCTAACGAGAATTCCAGTATATGACGATTTTCGCGCGAGCGAAATAGAGTTTCTCGCTGACACTGTTTCGGGTATGAGTATAAACGAACTATGTGCAACGCAAACGTACAGGGTGTCTGTCGAAATTGGAGACACAAAAGTAGACGGCTATTTTGTTGTGGAGTGGAAAAGCGAAAACGGAGAGCACCTCAGTAGAGTGCAAAAGCAAGACAGACGCATACACATGTAAACAGTGAGAAATCACAATGGAAGCGATTACACAAAACATATTGATAGAGACAGACACAGATGTATTGTGTCTGACTAATTACGACGAAACACGAGATAAGAGCAAGAAAGACACCACACAGACAGACAACTGTCCGGGTGGTGTCAATTGTCCAGACGAATTCGTTTTTGGATGTTAGGAAGGAATCAACGGGAAGTGCTATCACAAAAAGACACGCAAAACTTTACGCGCCAACTACACACACCCAACTACCACACCTCTAGCGTGTCAATGGTTTTCACACAGTTTCAATCTCCTACTGTGTTTCCAAAATCGTTTGATAGCACTCCCATTTTGTGAAAGGTAATAGACAATGGTGTCACATTGTAACGTATGCAAACAGACCACAATACTACCTCTGGTAGCTGTGGATTGCTTCTGTTTGCTTCCGGAGGAGTGGCTAATGCAATACATACAGATGTGTGTGTTGTGCTATTACAGAGGCATGGAGAGAGGAGCTGCTTTTTGGACACAGGAAAAAACCAATTGCGACATTGTCGGGTCCTTCCAGAAAAATTCGGATACGGTTGCACAGGCAGGCTCGATTTTTGAGAGAGAATACAATATAGAAAACCATATAGTCGTATCAGACAAGCACTTATGACAGAGAAGAAACGCAAGACAAACAGTATAGCAGCAAAAAGCACAGACACTATCAATAGCGTTGCGGCATTGGCTAAGGCATTGGGAATGTCAAAGCGTACGCTTGACAGTTGGGTAGTTAGACAAGACTGGATATTCGGTAATGCACCATGGGACAAATCAATAGTTGAGCGGGTACAGAAGTGGAGCAACGAAACCATACAGGCAACTGGCAGACGAGCATTAAAGAGCCCGAAAACCGAACATGAGGCAGAGTTAAAACGCCGCAAAATAGAAGAGCAAGTCAGAAAACTACAACTAGAAAACGACGAAACGATAGGGCGATTGCATGACAAAAACGATTGTCTAACTAACCGTATGCGTGCAATCCTAGAAATGAAACAAGCGTTGCTGGAGTATTGCAATACTGCTCCAGGATTGACTAATGAACAGCGAGAGAATTTAACCAAACACACAGAGCAATTATTGCATGCATTCGCTGGCTCTGTGGGAGTAAAGGAGAATATCTAATGCTAATTGAACCCCCAGTATGGAACAGTTTGACGCTAACAGATAGAAGAGGTAAACACGCAACACTAGAAATAGACACTGCCGAATTACAGCGAATATGTGGGTTAGGAAAAGAGGGTATACGCATTCAGAGCGTTGCAAAAAAGGGGCGAAACAAATATGTATTTGTGATATACAATCCCACTGGTCAGTTGTTCGATAGTGATCCTGCGTTGGAAATATCAAACGGACAGGAGAATATCTAATGATAGAATGCGAAAGCGTAACCCTTTTGGTAGATAGACCAGACTATACAGGTATGAGATTAGAAATCAAGATTTCTGAATTGGAACGATTGCTAGGATGTCCGAAACATACTCACATAACGGACATAATCAAGAAATCTGAAACCGTCTGTGAGATTACAGCGTATCGAAACATCAAGCAAAATTGTACCGACTAACACCATGTTATTACTTTGGCTGTATCAATGCGTTCAAACGGTCTGCATGATATCTATCCATGGTTTTCATTTGGAGAGCATAATGGATTATCTGTTATGGATGAGGTAACACAAGATTGATATACAGCACGTCAGAACATTATACGCTTTATCACGGCAATTGCTTAGACGAAATACGAACCATACCAGACGCATCTATAGACGCAATTATAACTGATCCACCCTATCCCTGTGTTATACGAGATTATGGCCAGTGGACTATAGAGCAATGGTTTGATTTGATGAGTCCGTTGCTGGATGAATTCAAACGCGTACTCACTCCTACGGGTTCCGCTGTTTTGATTTTACAGCCCAACAGTGAACACGTCGGCACTATGCGTAGTTGGTTGTGGGAGTTTCTTGCTTATTGTTGTCAGTCATGGAATGTCATACAGGATGTCTACTGGTGGAACTATACAGCCCCACCTAATGTACACACACAGAGAAAACACGGACTGCTACGACCGTCGATAAAATATTGTGTTTGGCTTGGCTCTCCTAACTGCTATCGAAATCAAGACAGCATACTGTGGACTATTAGCGATGCAACAAAAGCAAAGACTACAGAGGACAGAGCGTTTCGCAGAACACGACCAAGCGGGTTTTCGTTCGATGAAAACACGGCACTAGAAACATGCAGAGAGAGAAACGGCACAACCCCATACAATCTAATTCCATCTGCTAATTCCAATTCTACCAATTCGTCAGGAGCATATGGGCATTCGGCTGGTACGTCTCGTCAGATACTAGACTGGTGGGTCAAGTACATCTGCCCTAATAATGCAGTAGTGCTAGACCCGTTTAATGGTTGTGGCACCACAGGACTATCTGCGATAGAACACGGCCATAGATACATTGGTATAGAGCAACACGAGAACTATTTGATTGACACAGTGAAACGCCTTGATGAAGTTATACCGTCATTTTCCTAGAGACATAAATGTACTCGATTTCAGCAGACACATTTGAACAGTTAGAACGCAACGCATGGCTACCACTAGAGCGTTTAACAGTCAGTCAATGGGCAGAGAAACACAGAGTATTGACTGCTGGCAAAACGCATCACCCTGGAAAATGGAGTAACTCAATTGCTCCGTATCTGTCTGGCATTATGGACAGTGTCAACATTCCTGGAGTCAGCAGCATATCTGTCGCCAAGCCCTCGCAGATAGGAGTCAGTGAAGCCACTAGAAACATATGCGGATATTTTGCCAGTCGCTACAGCGACCCTGTTGCACTCGTGCTACCTAACCAGAGCAAGGGACGAACAATCGTACAAGATTTCATTTTCCCTCTGTTTACAAATACCAAGTGTTTATCTGAGTTGCTAACGTCTCGTATACGTGATTTGAAATCAGAGGAAATTAGACTGCTAAACGGTTTCTGTTTGCATCTGATGTGGGCTGGAAGTCCGACTAGTCTAGCCAGTGTCCCTATTCGTGTGGTGATAAATGACGAGATAGATTTATTCGAGACGTTCACAGGATCCGAAATGGATCCTGTGCAATTGTCCACAGTCCGCACGACGTCATACGGAGACAGAGGACTAGTTATCAATCTATCAACTCCCACGACTAGAGAAGGGCGTATCATTCAACTAGTAGAGTCTGCTGATTATAAATTTAACTACGTCGTACCGTGTCCACACTGCGGACAGTATCAGCGTCTAGTGTTTGATAATTTGAAATGGGAGAAGGAAACAGACGAGAGCACAGAGCAACTCGCTAGACGACTGAAACACAATAACGCTGTATGGTATGAATGCTCATTTTGCAAACAGCGTATCGAGCCAGCACACAGAGACGAAATAGTGAGACGTGGTAAATGGTCCTCTGTGTGTGGTACCTACGACGATATTACAAAAATAGAGAGACTGCCGAGACGGACTAGTTTAGGGTTTTATTGTGGTGGTCTGGAATGTCTATGGCTCCAATGGGGTGATTTAGCGAGTGAGTTTCTGAGCACGAAAAACACGATGGAAGGGCTATACAATTTCCGCACCAAACGACTAGGGGAAGTATTTGAGCATGCAGTTAAGAAACTCCCACGAAACATTTTCGAGAGCAAGTGTCAGCGAGCCAAACTACCAGAGGGCAAATTGCCAGACAATGCAGTAGCGTTAATCGCTGGGGTAGACAGTCAAAAAGACTCATTCTATTTAGTGCTGCGAGCATTCGCTGCGGGCTATCCTCTCCGATCGCAGCGAGTATTTCACACGAGAGTGCAAACATTTGAAGACATAGAGCGAGTCTGTTTTAGGACGCAATGGGGATATGCAAACGGAAACATTGAAACGAGAATAGTTGACTTGCTAACTATAGATACGGGTGGCTCTAGATTCGACGATGTAGACGGAGACATTTCGCGAACACAACAGATATACTCGTGGGCATTTCTCAAGACCAGAATCAAATGTATCAAGGGTGACAGCCATGCTATTTATGGGCGTCCGTTCTATTGGAGTTATCCAACAGGTAAACGGTCTAGTCCACCTCTCTGTCTAGTCAACACGCAATACTATCAGGACGAATTACATGAGTTAATCATGAGTGGAGAGGACAACGATAAGAATGAACTATGGCAACTCAACACACATAACGACCCTGATTATAATCGTATGATGTCAAACATACACAAGACGGCTAGAAGAAAAGGACAGACACAAGTATACGAATGGAGAGGTATCGGAGAGAGCGTGCAATTGCACTATAGAGACTGTGAAGTTTACGCCTTGCTCGGAGCATATCTGTACGGCATCCATTTGATGCCAGTAACTGATATGCCAGAACAAACAGTAACAGCACATCAAGAGACAAACCAATTAGACCAGAGAGGATTAGACCCATGGAAAATACAACCCCTACAGATGAGATAATTAGAGTATCACTGTTAATTACAAACAAGCGCAAGCGACACACAAGAGTAATCGGCTTTAATACCATCTGCCCAAAGTGTCATAGCGACAGTGTTCGCATAGTGCGAACTACTAAGAGATTTCGCTATTGCAAATGTATCAACTGTGGTCGACGCACATCAGTCTATCGCAATGTCGAAAACCTACAGAGTTAAATTCTACCCCACTATTTACATAGAATAATATCACATCGTAGTAATTGCGTAGAATAACATTGAGCAGAAGACAGAGGGAGTTGAAGTATACGCGCAAATATAGGCGTATAATTCAATAGATGTGTCGTGTTGTATAGATACAAAAGAAGGATTGACAGACAGTGAGTACGTCACTCGTAACATTACAAGATTTGACTTTGTCAGCGATAGAATCGCTTACGCGTGGTGGCTATAAATCCTTCTCCATTGGTGACCAGATATACACGTACCAAGACTTAGACAAGCTTTGGGAACAATACTACAGACTCTCACAATTGATTGAAGCAGAGTCAAACACATCTGCGGGTACTACACAGACGGCAGTTGTTTCGTTTGGTTCAATTGGTTCGTCAACTGATGACTAGACAGATAAGCAAAATATGCGCATAGAGCCACAAGTAAAAATATCACTGCTCGATAAACTCATAGGCTATTTGTCTCCTCAGAGAGGACTAGATAGAGCGAGAGCGAAACTGTTGACAGAGTCAACGCTAGAGTTGTCTCGCTCTGGTTATGATTCAGCAGACCGAACACGAGAGACAGCCGACTGGACAACGTCGCTTTATGCTGCTGACAGTGTTAACACGGCAAACATGGATTACATAAACGCACGCGCTAGAGAGCACGTGCGAAACTCTGGTATCGCTACGTCTATCGTATCTGCGTATAGACGACACGTAGTAGGGACTGGAATAGGTAGCAGAGCCACAGCAAGAAATCCCATTACCAATGAAGCACTATCAGACTACAACAAACAGATAGACATACTTTTCGAGGACTGGGCAACAGACCCGAAACAGTGCGACGTTGAAGGATACAAAACGTTCTACGAAATACAGGGTTTGCTCATAGATGATTTTATCACTGTGGGCGAATGTTTCGTGGTGTTGAATTTCGTTCAATCTGAAAACGGTATTGGTCTTCAATTGCAGTGTATCGAAGTAGAACAACTAGACAATCTAATAACGTCGTATACTGACCCACAGACCAAACAGACAAACAGCGTGAAACATGGTATCGAGTTAAACGAATTCGGTAGAGCAGTTGCCTACCACATCTATACAAAGAATCATCCGCTAGATTACTCATCTGTCAATCGTTTTAACAGTGAGAGAATACCCGCAGATAGAGTACTGCATTATGTGCGACAGGATAGAGTGAGAGCGAGTCATGGGATTTCGAGACTTGCTCCAGTCCTAAAAGCCCTTTGGCATCACGACCAATACGAGACGTATCAAATGATACGAGCACGTATAGAAGCTTGTGTCGGTGGTGTCATTTGTCAAGATGGAAAATCGACAGGGGCAGATAGCTGGCCAACTCCCAAAGCAGCAACTACGAATGCTCAAGGCGAAAAACAGATAACTATGCAACCCGGTTTGTTTCCGATTCTGAAACCGGGTCAGTCTCTGCAATCATTCATCCCGGAATCTCCAGGTAAATACTACGCCGATTTTGTCCAGCGACAATTGACACAAATAGCCAGTGGTGCTGGCTCAGACTACAACACGGTATCACGTGATTACTCAAACGGTACATATAGCGGTTTACGACTAGGTAAACTTGAGTCTGACACAGAGACAGAGCCATTGCAACAGTTAATGATTCATCAGATTTTACGACCGATTAGAAACGCATTCGTCCAACTATGTGCTCTTCAAAGTGTTCTGCCTATGCCTCAGTATTTTGATTCTCTCGTGTGGAAGAAAGCCTATGAGTCTGCTGACTGGCAACCACCAGCGAAACAATGGATTGATTTGGAGAGAGAAGTAAACGCATATATTGACATGGTGGCAAATGGTTTCATGACTCGTAAACAACTCGTCAATATGTTGGGTGGGGACATATTTGAAAACATAGACGAAATAGCAGACGAGAAGAAATACGCAACAGACAAGAATGTCATTTTTCCAGACTACTCAGAGCAACAGCAAGCAGAGCAACAGATAGTAGTGGAGAGCAGACAGAGGGAATAGCATGAGCAAAAAGTATGAGCGTGTTACGCTCGGACAATTGATTATAAACAGTCCTAGTTTTGCGATTGACACAGAGAGCGGAATTCTCCGCAACGTTTCAATTATTTCTGTTGGTCCAGCACTCGGCTACAACTGGTCAGTGACGGAGAGCATGATACAGAGCGTATGTGATTTAATAAATGCAAAACGCTCTGGCGTGAAAGTGCATTTAGGGCATCCCGATGTACTAAACGAAAATGGTTTGTGCTCTCTGGTGGGCAAGTGTCAGAACGCACGGATTGATGCAAATAGAGACAGGGTAGTTGCGGACATTGTCCTAAAGGACTACGCAAACACATCACCACAGGGACAACTCAAATCGTATGTGCTTCAATTAGCACAGGACGACGCTTCAGCATTCGGTATCAGCGTTTCATTTGACTATACACTTGAAGACAACGCTATCGTTGTCTCTCGTCTTGTCAGCGTTGACATAGTAGACGATCCAGCAGCCAACCCTAACGGACTTTTAGAAGTGCCTCATACTGAGGGCACAGAACAATTAGACAACAATGTTATTAAGGAAGAAATAGATATGGCAAAAAAACTAGCAGAAACTCCTATAGAAGAGAGCGTCAAAGAAACTCAGACTATAGAGAGTGAAGTGCAACCAGTAGTAGAGACTGAGTCTCTGTCAGAACAGAAGACGGAAACTATCAATCTGGAAGCGGAAAAAGAAAACGCAGTACAGTTAGAGCGTCAGCGTGTTGCCGACATTTCTAATCTGTGCAACAGCACAGGACACAAGCAACTAATTGACAACGCTGTGAAACAGGGTCTGTCTGTTGCTGATGTGAAGGAACAGATATTAAAACAAATACAGAAGGAGTATCGACCAGTGGAAACTAGAATTACTGTAGGAGAGGATTTAAACCGCACGTCTTTACAGAGTGCTATTCAAGACCATTTCGCCTTGCGTTGTGGTGCGAAAATTCAGCCCCACGAGAGAGTGCGAGAATTCTCGAATGCTCATAGTATCGACATTTGCAAAGCATATCTTAACGCTTGCGGAATTGACACTAGCGGCATGAGCAGATTGCAGATTGCAAACACTGCTCTAAATCCTCGCATCTGTCTGACTCATACTACGTCGGACTTTGCAAACATCCTAGTCAACGGTGCAAACGTTGCTCTTCAGCAAGCCTATCAGGAAGCCCCTGTTGAATGGCAGAAGTGGTGCAACGTTCAATACACTTCGGACACTCGCCCAAGTTATTCAGTCCAACTAAACGCTATGTCTAACTTCCCTGTAATTGACAGTGGGCAGGAATATCCATATACGACTGTCGGTGACAGGAAAGAAACGTTTACGCTCGTGAAGAATGGCAACATTCTAGAAATCACTGATGAGGTATTTCTAGCAGACCAGACTAACGCACTCGCTCGTCTGCCTCAGGCATTCGCATTTGCTGCTGCTCGTACTGTTGACGCAAAAGCATTTGCAATACTCACTGGTGGTGTTGCTACCGTAACGACTGCTGACGGTGGATATGTGTTTAATGCTACCGCAGTGACTACCACTGGCGGACACGCTAACTATTCGTCTGCTACTGGCTACGTTGGTGCTCCGAGTACTACGCTGCTCGACTTGGGCAAAAGCATTATGCGTAAACAAGTTGGTGGTGGTACTAGCAGTTATCTTAACCTTGAACCAAAATGGATTATAGTCCCCGCTGAATTGGAAGGTGCTGCTCGTCGTCTCGTACAGTCTCCAATTGATCCGAC